AAGGTAAAAAACAATCAGAATTTTTAAAAGAAGTAGCAGCAGCAATAGACGACATCTACAAAGAGCGAGGTATTAGAAGTATTGTTCCAACACAAAAAGGAGCTAAAAAAGATTCTATGGTTTTTGGTGTAGAGAACCCTAAAGAGATTGGTGTTGACACTAAGATAGATCAATATAAAGAAGCAATATTAAATGCATTAAACTACGCTGTTGAAAATAAAATTAGTCCAAAAGATTTTAGAACAACACCTAAAAGAGAAGGTGGTCTTGGTTACATGAAATTTTTAAATAAAGGTGGTGCAGTTAAAATGGCCATGGGCGGTGATCCGTTGCAAAACATTAATCAACAACAGTTCGCTGCTGATCCAGGCTTTGACGGAGAAGATTATTTTAGTCAAGCAGTTGAGTCAGGCAATTTGTATGCATTTAATCCTAGTAAGATATTTAAAAGTTTAATGAAAACAGATTCTGTTTATACACCGAATAAAATTAAACAATCCTTATCGGACGTTCCTGCAGGACCTCCTGGTCAAACTTTACCTGCAACACAAACCTTACAGCCTGAAGATTTTGCATTTCAATCTTTTACCTTGAATAAAATTATGGATAAGAATGCACCCAAGGCAGCTAGACCACAAGACTGGGCAAATTATTTAACAGGAGGACAACCTGCTCCTATTTCAGAAATTAAAGACACAGGATTAGAACAATACCTCAGAGATTTTGAAAGTTATTTTCCTAATCAAAAAATTACACAACAACAGTTAGTAGATTTCTACGAAACCTCCCCGATTGGTAATATTGAAATCAAAGTTAAAGAAGCAAGAGATAATCCTATTGTGGCTCAAAATGATCCTGCGTACACAGGCTATACAGGAAAAGCACAACATAAAGATTCAGGCAGTCAAATGTTAGATAATCAAGGCACTGATTATCGTGAGATTGTTGTTACCTCAGGGCCGTTGCCAGGCGATAAAAATCCTTACGTACAAAGTGGTCACTACCAAGAAGAAAACGTTTTAGGCTTTACTCGTGTAGCTAACTATGAGCAACCGAATGGTACTAAAGTTGCAGTGATTCAGGAAATGCAAACGGATATGTTAACCAAGGTTCGTAAAGAGCAAGAACGATTACAAGCGTTGATGAAAAGAATTCAAGCTCTTAAAGACAATGCAGCTACCGAGATAGCCTCAGGAGAGAATTGGAGAATAGAACGTGGTCAGATGATATTAAACAATCTAGAACGAGATGTTCCTTTAGAAGCACAAAAAGCATTAGAAAAGTTTAGTGACTTAATTAAACCTTATCCCAACACTGCAGCAAAAGATTTAATTCCAGGATATGCCGATGAGCTAAATAAATTACAAGATGAAATTAATTTAGTGGTACAAAAAGATATTCAACAGAAGTTACCGGAAACCTCCACTTTGCTTCGAGATATTAGTGGTAAACAAGAAGAGGTCCTAAATAAATTAATGGATTTAAATAGATCGGGAGAACTAGATCAAGTTTTAAAAGGAATTAGAGTTCCTGGAACTAAAAGTACAGATGAACTAGCTGATTATGCTGATGCCGTTCGTCCTACAAATATCGAACCCAGTAATTATGGTACTATGAAGCAGTTAGAATTATTTCCACCTATTCCTTTTAACAAACAAGCAGACTATGTAGACTTGTTAATTAAATCCACTATCAAAGATGCCCAATCCAAAGGGATTAACAAAGTAGCTATCTATCCTTCTGAATTAGTTAATAAACGTTGGGGTAAAAGTCCTGATAGTGATGCAGGTAAAAAGTTTAGAGATTTGTATGACAACGTGGGTCAACAGACCATGAAAAATATTGCCAAAAAGTATGGTGGAGAAGCAAAGTTTGAAGTTATCCTTGACACTAGAAAATCTGAGCGAGGTTTAAATTTTTTACAAAGAGATGTGGATGGTAATTACTTCTTATCAAAACAAGATGAGTTAGCAGCTAATTTAAGTTTTGGTGAGCAACAACAGTTTATTGATTCTGAATTAGCAAGGGCTGCTCACAATATGGGCATGGATAGTATTGTTTATACAAAGGAAGTAGCGCCTGGACAGACAATGGATTATTGGGTTAATCCAACAGGACCTTCTCAGGGCATCCCTAGACAAGACTTAACTTTTGAATTAGTGCCTTTAAAACCGGGTGATAATATTAATTCAGCAGCACTAAGAATCGAAGAATATAACCCACAAGAAATACCGATGTTCACAATCACTTTAGATAGTGAGAAAGCGAAAGCACCGATGTTTATGTTTAAGAAAAAAAGTGGTGGGATTATCGACAAAGATAGGTTAATTTCAATCACAGATATATTCGGAGAATATGGTAGATAAATTTGACAGCATACAAGATACACCTTATCTAGCTCGAGAGGGCGGTGAAGTGGATGATAGTGATATTATGGTAGAAGAAACAGGAACGACTGTTGATCTAACAGGAGGACCTATGGATCCTGCTATCCAAGTGGAGGATGATGGTTCTGCCATTATTAATCCTGAAGGATTACCGATAGCACAAGGCTTTAATTCAAACTTAGCAGAAGTTTTAGACGAGGGATATCTTCAAGCGTTATCCAATGACCTTTTAGAAAAAATAGAAAATGATAAATCTTCTCGAGAAGAGTGGGAACAAGCTTATACTAAAGGTTTAGATTTATTAGGGTTTAAATACGAAGAACGCACTAGACCTTTTAGGGGAGCTGCCAGTGTTCATCACCCTGTTCTTGCTCAAGCGGTTACACAGTTTCAAGCAATGGCTTATGTGGAATTATTACCGAGTGATGGTCCTGTAAGAACACAAGTTGTAGGAGCAAACACAGATCAATTACAATTAGCTGCAGAGCGTGTTAAAGATTACATGAATTATGAGATTACTCATGTCATGGAAGATTATAATCCAGAAATGGACCAATTACTTTTTCAACTTCCTATAGCAGGTAGTGCTTTTAAGAAAATTTATTTTGATGAAAACCTAAATAGAGCAACTTCTAAATTTGTTCCTGCAGAGGATGTTATCGTACCCTACGGCGCATCTGATTTAGACAGTTGTGATCGAATCACACAAATTGTAAAAATGTCAATGAATGACTTGCGTAAAAAACAAGTTTTAGGATTTTATCGAGATATAGATTTACAGCCCTATGGTGGCGATGATGCAAATCAAATACAAGAAAAGAAAGATAAAATAGATGGATCCAATCCAACTAATTATCGCATGGATGACATGGCAGAGCTTTATGAAATGCATGTCAATATTGATTTAGAAGGTTTCGAAGATATTAATCCAAGAAATGGTGAGCCCAGCGGGATACAACTTCCTTACATTGTAACAATAGAAAAAGGTTCTAAGAAAATACTTTCTGTTTATAGAAACTATACAGAAGGTGATTTTTTAAAAAAGAAAAATGATTATTTTGTACACTACAAGTTTTTACCTGGTCTAGGTTTCTACGGCTTTGGTTTAATTCACATGATTGGTGGTTTAACCAGAACTGCTACAACTGCTTTAAGACAATTATTAGATGCAGGCACTTTATCTAATTTACCTGCTGGTTTTAAATCACGTGGTTTTAGAATTCGTGATGACGATCAACCTTTACAACCAGGTGAATTTAGAGATGTCGATGCACCGAATGGAATTATCCGTGAAGCGTTAATGCCATTACCTTACAAAGGACCTGATGCTGTTTTAATGCAGTTATTAGGTTTCTGTGTAGATGCAGCTAAACAATTCGCAACTGTTGCCGACATGCAATTGTCTGAAATAGGAAGTTCACAAACTCCTGTAGGTACAACTATGGCGTTAATGGAACGTGGCACCAAGGTTATGTCTGCAGTTCATAAAAGATTACACTATGCTCAAAAGAAAGAATTTGAACTACTTGCTAAAATTTTCAAATTAGCTTTACCACCGGTTTATCCTTTTGATGTACCAGGTGGACCAAGAGAAATTAAAGTTCAAGATTTTGATGATAAGATAGACATCTTACCTGTTTCTGATCCAAACATTTTCTCAATGTCACAAAGAGTGACTTTGGCTCAACAACAATTACAATTAGCACAAACTAATCCACAAATGCATAATCTACGAGAAGCCTATCGTAGAATGTATGTTTCTTTAGGAGTAAAAGATATTGAACAGATTCTACCTGTTCCTCAACCGCCTCAACCACAGGATCCTGCAATGGAACACAGTGTTGTTTTACAAGGAGCTCCTTTGCAAGCATTTCCGCAACAGAATCAAGAATTGCATATTAAAGCACATCGAACCTTTATGTCTTCAGCATTAGTTAAATCTAATCCAATGGCAGTGATGAATTTAGTTTCACACATCATGCAACACGTATCTTTACTAGCAACTCAAACGGTTGATCAAGCAATGGTACAAGAAGCGGAAAAACTACGTCAACAATATGGTGAAAATATTCCACCAGAATTATTACAACAACTTCAAGCACAAAGAGAGTCAGCAATTGATAATGAAATTGTAAAAATTACTGAACAAATGGTTAGTGAAGAGCAGGAAGTTTTACAGGGACAGAACATGGACCCTCTCGTTATGTTAAAACAACAAGAATTAGCTTTACGACAAGCAGAAATTGAAATGAATGCTCAGTTAAAAGGTGAGAATCAAGCTTTAAAGGAAAATCAATTTGATTATAAACAAATTTTTGATGCTCAAAAGCTTAAAAAAGATTATGATTTAGCAACTTTACGTGCAGACGTAGCTTTACAAAGACAAAATCAACAGGAAAGAGGTTAATATGAACAAAAAAATGAAATTAAAAGCTGCTTTTAAGGAGATGAAAGAGAATCCACCTAAAATTTTAGCTAAGACTGCTAAAAAATCAGGTAAAAAAGCTGCACAAAAACAAAAAATAGCAATTGCTTTATCAAAAGCAGGCATGAGCAAGAAAAAATAATGATTTGGAGTTTAGTATCAACTGTTGCAGGTGGTCTTATTGACGTTATTAAGACTAAAACCGAAACAAAAAAGCTTATTGCTAAGGCAGAACAAACGCATGCTATGAAAATGGCTGAAGGAGAGATTGAATATAACCTTCAAGCCCAAAAAAATATGGGGGATTCATGGCGAGATGAGTGGTTTACCATTATTTTGTCAATTCCATTAATTATTGTGTTTGGTGCTGTATTTTTTGACCGTCTTGATTGGATTGCAAAATTAAAAGATGGTTTTCTAGCATTAGATGAATTACCTGATTGGTATATTTGGGCATTAATGGCAGCTATTGCTTCTTCTTTTGGTTTAAAAGTGACTGATCTAGCAATAAAG